AGCGTATGGATGGTGGCAACCTTAGCCTCCCTGCTTCAAATGCACGAGGGTTGGGTGCTGTACCATTTGTCACTCGTGTAGTAGGTAGTAATGCGTACACCACCGGTGAAAAACTGTACGGCAACAACCGTTTCACTTTTGAGTCCACGAACAGTGCTATGTTCCCAATCATCCAAGCGCAAGAATTGTCACACCCTCAATTAGCCGCTCGTCACCCCGACTTATTGCGGAATATCCTTGAAATTCCAAATGAAGAAATTCAATTTGAAAGTATCACTGTTATTGACGATACAGGGCAAGAACACAAAATCGAGGGTGGTTCACCGTTTGGTACAATTATTCGCACCTTCACTCAACTTTCCGACCGTGGGGCACAGGGATTAGCACCAGCCGTTAGCGGTAGTGGAATAAGCCCCAACCTCAAGATTCGCCTACCGGACCCCGATTCAATACCCGGCAACTTAGTCATTCGCTCCGGCTTCGACCGACTCCAAGCCTACCAAACAGAATCAATGGGTACAGGCGGTATGATGACAAAATCAACCGTTGAGCATTTGTTTAACACTGATTCAGTTAGCCCTAACCTCGGTCCTACATACAGTGACCACAATTGGGAACACCTCAAGCAAGGTACAGATAGCCCCGAAAGCACAATGTCGGGCTGGCAAAGTTCCACTGGAAACGCACCCCTTGAAACAGCCTATGAACTACACGACCGAACGCTGTACTTCCATGTGACAAAGATGGGCAATACCAACACCCACAAGCACCCAGTCATCTATTCTCATGCAGATGGTGTTGTTAATCACGAACTTACAGGCGTGTCTTTTAGCGGCACTACTTTAACAGTGAATACAACTGTAAACTCCGCTGTGTACGATTCAACCTTTGGAAACAAAGAGCGTGTTGGGGAGCGCAGATTCCTTCGCTTGTACAATCCTACCACCGATGAAGGCGGCGTAGCATCCTTTACCGGTATCAGCGGGTCCACATTTACCGGTTGCGTAGGTGATGAAACATTCAACAAACTTGTTCTTAGCAGTATTACAGCACTGAAAGTAGTTCCATCGTATTACATCCCTGCTGGTAGCACCCGATTCTATGGTTCACGCCGTATTCGTGACCACGCCGAAGTAAGCGGAAACAGCCCCGACATGGCACATACGCACTATGTCAACTACTCGGTGACAGCAGAAGAAGCCATGACTGGCTATTCAATTTACAGTAAGCCACAACTCACCCCTGCGCCTATTCCTCGTATGGGTCACCACTTCGTCAACGCTACAATGGCTATGCTACCCGGACATTGGGCGCACCCTGCCTATCAAGGATTATACGACAAACATCGTGCATGTCGCTCGGCCACTTTACAATCTCGTGAGTTTGAAATACTTGAAGAAACTTATGATATGGATGATTTGATTACAAGTTCTCCTAATAATTTACCTACCTATGACCCATTGTTGGTCTTTGGTTCGCTAACCGCTACACCGAGTGGGCCGAGCGATATTCACGGTGGTGGGTTCTCACTGATGTTTGAAACCAAGTTGCGTAATGACGGCTACGGTGTGCTTGCTTCCGAAGGGCAAGCGGGTGTTGTGAACTCAAAGGGTGGGCACACCATTGTGCTTGAAGCCGCAGGTACTTACACATTGAAAGAACACTTCCCCGACCCTGCGGAAGTTGGAGCCTATCAAATCATTATTCAACCAAATATGCACAGTTCACAGTTCATTGGCTACCATGCTAACGGTGGTGCTACAGCAACACCCGATGGTAGTGTAAATGAATTAACAAGCCAACAAGTTGCTCTTGTCATAGGTATTCGTGAACCCGACAGTGCTACAGGTGCTTACGCTCTTGTCTTGGCTAACGCTACAATGGCAGATGTGCGAGGTTGTGAAGTGTTCATCAATGAATTGATGATTGACCACGACCCCGACCACGGTAGCCATTTCACCAATATTCCCCCTCTCATGTTGTACAACCCTCTTGGTGTACAAAGCACAGAATCACCAGCGTTTGTTCGTCGCTCACTACCGTACACTACTGGAATGTTTGCCGAGGCATCTCCGGGGTACACTTTCAATATCCCGTGGTGGTCCATTGTTCACAAGGTTGCTCCCGATAACATAGATTCTCTTCGATTTAGGCACTTGACTTTGCATCGACTTGACAATTACTATGAGTTCCTAAGAGCCAACGCCGGTTCCGTTGCCGCACAAATTACATTGGGTGGTTATCCAAGTAATTATCCCGACCTATATTCCGAGATTCTTGAGAATATCAGCCTTACACCTGTCTGTACCTTTGTGAGCCTTACATCGAGTACAGTGATAAAGGTTGATGATGCTCGTGGTTTCCCTAAGCAACCTTACTACGGTAATCAATTGGTTTACGAAGACGCTAACGGGGTCACTCGAACTCATTCTTACACTGAAAGAAGTGGTTATGATTCAAGCAACATGAACAAACCACTACAATTTACTATTACAGCAAATGATGATTTTACCAGTAATTTAACTGCGGGTACAAAGATTCGCTTGACTCGTGCATACGATTTCCGACCAGCAAACACAATTTTAAATGAAACTGAAACAAGTGTTTTGGCTCACTCTATTGATAATTTGATTACGGGTACTCGTGACACGAACAGCCTACACATGGCTGATGCCTTCCTTTGCCTATGGCATCCAAATCTTGGTCGCCCTCACACCTTTTACAGCGATGCAAGTCGAACATGGTTGAATCCATTGACTGACCGAGCCATCAATCAAAAACCACTCAACAGTATGCCGGAACACTTTGAAACTGTTCACTACCATGACGCTACTTACTACGCCAGCATGGGTCCGTTTGCTTTGCGAATGAAGACAGCCATGCCGCCTACCGAAGCACAATCAACATTCTATACCGCTACATCAGCAAGTGTGAGTGGAACCACGGTCACTGCTACTGGAACTATCATGGCCGGATGGCCTACAAGTGGTACTAACACAGTGTATGTCAACAGTGGTAGTGAAGAAGAAATCTTCACATACACAGGTGGGGGTGCTGGGGGTACAACATTGACGGGGTGTGTAAATGTCAAGGGTACACCGTTGACAACTATGGCAAGTGGGAATCATTCACTGCGCTACTACAAGACCGCTGACCTTGCCGCTGATGGTTCGCATACTCGTCAAGTAGTATCATACACGGGTAGCACCATTACAACAAATGGTGGTGAACCTATTGCAGATGAGGCTTACATCTTTGTTGATGGGCGAATGTATCAAGTCAATGGGACTGTCACGGAAGGAGATACAACCATTGTGGTTTTCCAAGCATTACCCGAATCACCTCACGGAATAGCAGTAGGTTCCATCATATACACGGGTGCAGACGGTACACCTCAAACTGCTCAAACCATTGACACTACTATTGGAACAGGACTCATGCAGGGTGGACAATCGGACAGCACCGATACAGCCACCAAGAGTATGCTCAATCACTTTTGGCCGAGTGGTAGCCGTGGTGGACCACTGGTAAGTCGTCTTGATGGCTACGCCTATGTTTCATCGTCTTGGGAATACCCACGGGATTACGGCTTTGATGGGCCAATATGGACGGATGCTGACGATGACGGTTCTTACACCGTGAGTAGTGGTATCAGCAAGTCATCGTATGATGGCATCAGCAACCCTACACGCCCACGCCCATTCGGTTATCGCTTTGGCCTACGCCAACCATACAACAAGCCGCAGTGGTCTATGTACGGCTTGCGAGCATTGCGTGAAACAGCGATTACAGCAACCAACGCCAGCGTTGCATACAAGCATGGTCCGTTTGTACAAGAAGAAACTCAAACATGGACTTACGCTGGTGGCAACGGTAGTTCAAACCCAACATTCCCTAACACCTACACTGGTATAATGGAACGCCAAACCAACTTCTCCGGTATGCTTGGTGTTGACAAACCGGAGTGGCAGGTTCGATACAGTGACGGTGTTCGCTATACCCGCCCATTCGGTTGCCCTGTACGCACCCTACGCAACAGTGCTACTGTACTGCGTGATTGGTGGGGCGATGGCAACGGTAAGGGCTTGGACTCGATTGAGAGTGCGGCAAAATACTACCTCGTTGATTGGTGGGGCAACACCCGTGGTGAAGATGTTCGCCGCTTCCCTGTCCGTTCATTCGGTATTCGCCCATCATGGGATGCGGGTGACGCATACGAGTATGACCGACGCAACAACCGTACACCGTATCAGCGAATACACAACAACGGAAAGCACCTTGTCAACTTGAAGGGGCTTACCAATGCGGCTGATTCAGCATTGAGTATTTCAGCAACCGTACCAAGATTCGGTGGTCGATTAAACAACACCAATAGTAATGACTCAACAACACTGGTTGATGTGTTTATGCCATCAAACGCACAGCGTGTAGGTGACATGGGTAATGGTCGAGGTATTCGATACCCAACTCAATTCAACGAAGATGTACTGACCGCATTGAGTGAACCAATCCACACCACAGGTCTTGTACTCTCTCATCACACCGCCGAACCTATCCTCAATGATGGGTTTATTCGTGCAAGAAACGACACACTGCAAGCCGATGAAATACCTCGTGGTATCAGTTCACGCTTAGAAATTGCAGAAGATGGACTACTCAAGCCCGAAGCAGTAGTGAGTGACCGTATGGAGAACATCGTAGGTGACTCACCTCACAAGGATGCTGTGAGTCGCAGTAGCCCTCGTATCGGTCTTGACACCGAAAACCTACAAGGTGTGGACACCAACCAAATCATCATCAACACCGAGGCGCATAGCCTACACACAGACCGCAATGTAGGACAGCGTGTTGTGCTACAGGGTGGTATGCAAACTGGCTCTCAAACCATAGGCAACTACGACCTCACCGCACTCGACTTTGGAGGGCAACCTCAAGGCGGTGTGTTGCGTATGAGTCACACCTCAAACTTCAACCCACTCGGTGGTACTTACCTTGCTGAAACTCGCAACTACCTTTCGCCTATTGACGACACTGATTGGGGTGGTATTCCTACAACAGATATGTGCCTATGGTTAAAGGCTGACTCTTTAGAATTAAACGACGATGATGCTGTATCGCAGTGGAGTGATGTATCGGGTAATAATCGTCACTTTACACAATCAACTTCGGCAAATCAACCTGTGTACAAAACTGGTGTATTCAACGGAAAACCAGCAATACGATTTGATGGTGGAAATGATGTACTCTCAAGAGCGTTTGATGCCAATATAAACACAGAACAAATGACGCTGTTCGTGGTAGGAGACATGAATGCAGATAACAACACATGGAACTCGGTCATCACCGCAAGAAACGCCCCAAACACAGGTTATGCACTTTACACCAACATGAGTACGAACAAGTTCCGGTTTACTTACTACGACAACTCCGGCTCAACTCGCTTCATTCAGTCTGCTGGAACTGAATCAAAACTTACGACTACACCATACGAACCCTTCATTCTTGCCGCTCGTGTTTACGACACAAACAGCGACGGTCAATCCGACCATGTACAGTTGTTTGCTGATGGTACAAGTGTTGCTTCAGCGTCCTCTATTTCTTTCACACCGAATGCAGACCAAACAACTGTTGTTGGTGCTGGTGGTACAAACGTAGGGGTCTTAGTGATGCTGAAATAAAACAAGTTGAAGGTTATCTTGCCGAAAAGTATGGTATTACTGCGGCATCTGCTTGGAAATCCAGCAATCCGTATCAAACCGACACTAACGGACATGTGCGTACAAATGTGACTGATAAGAAGGTCACATATATGATGCGCCCAGTGCGTATGATGGACAAGCAACACATCGAAATGTTCCGCTCTAACCTCAACTTGCACTCATCAAGCCCACAAGTAGGTAGCAACTATTTCGGTGCTACCGCTGGTGGTAAGTACGGTTTGTATCTGTATAATGTTGACAACGGTAAGGCATCAGTTGGGTCATACATTCGTGCCACCAACCCCGACACTAACCCACCCTACACACCTGCGTATTACATGGACATTAGTGCAAGCGACACTGTACCTATGAGTCAAGGACCAAAAATTATCGGAACGGGTGATAGCGGCTTTGACAGCAGTAAGATTGACAATGAAGTGACTCGTGTAATTATCAGTGAAAATACTTTGGAACATTATCGTGCTGACGCATCACGCCGTCGCACATCCGTGGAGAGCGATGAGAGCGTTGTCCGTAAGGACTTCACCGTACAACCACGCTACTCCCAATCCCTTCATCCAAAAGGACATAAAGGAGATGTTGACTACAATTCAACGGACCACAGTGGTGATGGCGCATGATTGACTACGACTTTTGCGATTGTTGTACACCAATGGAAAACGCATTCGCTTTGATGAAGGCTAAAAAGAAAAGTAAGCCTTTTCATGGGTACAACCCAAACAAGCATCATCGCAAGGGTGGACTGAATGCTAAGGGGCGAGCAAAGGCCAAGCGTGAGCAAGGCTCTAACCTCAAGCCCCCTGTCACTACCAAGCCAAGTAAACTCAAACCGGGTTCAAAGAAAGCAAAGCGTCGTAAATCGTTTTGTGCTCGCATGAGTGGTGTAAAGGGACCAACGAGTAAGAAAGGTAAGTTGACACCAAAGGGAGCATCCTTGAAGCGATGGAACTGCTGAGGATTTGATATGGTGTTCGAAACCGAACTGGGTGAGTTTCATCCCGATTTTCCCAGTTCGTATGGGCCAGTGACTATGCAAAGAAGCCACCCTACTGCTGAATTTTTTGAAAACAATGAAATGCAAAGGATGATAGATTCGGGAATACCCGAAAATAGGAATACCCCTGTTCCCCCTATGCCGGTTTCTATGCAACAGCCCGCAGAACAAGTGTTCCGTCAAGGATTAAAACCCGAACCTCTTTCCACTTATTCAAGAGATTGGGAAGAGTATTTTAGAGAAAAGGCTGATGCCGGTATCATATCACATGCTAAGTTGTTTGATTTTGATAAACCCGGTAATTGGTTTAGCCCGATAAGAAGAACAGATGTAATGAGTGATTTCCCTTATCGTGCAAGGGTCGGTGTAAGAATGCCGATTAAAGAAGTACAGGGTGAATTTAGAAATAAAGGATGGGGAAGAGAAGGGCCGGAAGCATGGGTGACTCAATATATCCCACCCGAAAGACTGGTGCAAATACCTAAAGATTATCGCACTAACGACCAACGACAACCAAGAACTTTTGGCTCAAGGGGCGAAATAATGGGGCAGTGACATGGCGGTAATCAAGAACACAGTTGTTGGTCGTTTCAATACCGACATGCCCGCAGTGATGGACCATGTGCGTAAGCCAGTGTTCGTTGACAATGCCGTTCATCATGCAAAGGTGGACACGAGTACAGGCGTACAGGCGAAGGTCACTATTGAAAACAGCAACGCATCCACCTTCCAAGTCATGCCCGAAACTCGCTATCAAATCGTTGAGGGTGAGTCGTCAATTCAAATCACACATAAAGAAACTCCGGGCCACAGTAGTACCGCAGTACCCTTTTTAGGTGACAATGTATTGAGTTCAACCAACAAACCAATGCTTGTTTACAACGCCGACAACCCCGCCCAACGCTTGGTGACTTCAACGCTTGAGTCAAGCACTGTTGGTATCTTGATGAACTTAAGAAATATGAAAGGTAAAACACTTAACGACCTCGGCTTCTTTGAGCGTGAAGTTAAGTTGGGACAGCCAATTGATGTTGGTCTTCGTACTACCGACATGGCGATTCGCTTAGGTCAACAGGCCACTACGAGCATGAACAGTTTCAACATTGGCCGCAACATGGCCGCTACAAACAACAACAATGGTCGAAGAATGCACTCCAATCGTTTCCTCGGTCAAGACTTCGCTAATGTCAACTTGATGACAGCACTGCGTTTCATTGGGCGACACGACAGCCGTATGGTGTTGATGGACCGGTTTGGTAATATGCTCTATGTACCCATCACATTCAGTGAAGCCACTGCAACAGTGGATGCTGACTTCCACTTCGGCTCGACTCGCACAGACCCCGTGGACAATACACCTAATCGAATCACAGTACAGGGACAACCAATGGCGTTGAATGACTTGGTTATTGTCACTGTTAATGATACTGAAAGGCAAAGCGGTATCAACGGTGAGATACGAGAAGAACCCGCACCTGTCGTTGACATGACAGTACGCTCAAGCAGAAAGGCAAAGAGTGTGGGTCGTCAAATCCTACGAGGTAATACGCTTTCCGCTGGTGCAATCAGCAGTGAGGGGCATCCGGGTTTGACCCACCTACGCCCCGGTATGACCATCGAGTACGGTGGAGTAAACCGTGTCATCACAGAAGCAAAACACACACCACTCACAGGCTACACTGACCTAACCATGCTCAACATCGAGTCGGGTATAGAAGGTGTACTGCAAGGCATAAGCGAGGGAGCAAATGCTGTTTCCGGCGCAGAAGCACCACTCACCTATGTGCAAATTGTCGAAGAAAACCTGTCTATGTTTGGTAAGATTGAGTTGCGTATTACTTCCACAGTGACAGAACGAGGTGTACACAACACCGCCTTCCTCATCGGAGGGGTTAAAGGCACGAAGACAAGAGGCAAAATTGGTGGCACTGGACTACCAATAGGTGCAAACAAATCCGAGTACAGGAGTTATTGACATGCCCGTATCGAATCACATACGCCGTTTGCTCCTACAGACCATCGCTGATACCATTAACGAAGTAGTGGTAGGTTTCGACGGTACACCGGCTACTTCGGAGGATGGAGCGGCTGGTCCCCCTGCCGTTGTCCTCACGCCGACAGTGACGATTATTGACGACACTGCTCTCCTTGTCGAAGCATCCATGAGTATTGATGATGCATTCGATGATAAGATTCGTGAGGTGTACATACAGAATCGTACCACCTCCGACTTCACACCAGTCGCTCGTTATACGACAAAGCCGATTATCAAAACATCGGCAAATGAAATTAACATTGAAATTTTAATTGAGGTGGCATGACATGGGAAATGGTAATCCAGTATCGGGACATACAAATCACAATTTGACAGTGACAACAGCGACTAATGCTGATGGCTTGGCTGATGGTGACCACATCATATCACCCACACTTACCAACATGATTGAGGGTGTACACGGTAATGGTATCATCATGTACGATGACACATCGGTAGGCGAAGGTGACAGGAATACACCCGCCAACCTACCCGGTGCTGTCAATTATGCCAGTGGTACTACTTTCACTGTGAAAGGTGGATATGTCGTTCTTGATGGGGTCATGTATCAGTTCGCAGGTGGTGTAGGTACAACAACAACTTACACATTGAATACAAGCAGTGCCAGTGCCGCAGGTTCACACACCGCCCTTACCAGTGGTAAAGAAGCACTCGTTGTCGTCTATGCTTGCGCTGACGATACTTCCACTGTGAAACATATTTATTGGGAATTAGGAACAGCCACCACCGTAGGTGCTAACGCCTATCCCGCTTGTTCCACCTCTTTCCTCAATACACCTACTGCAACAGGTAGTAGTGCGTTGGCAAACACCCAAACACTCGTTCTCGCTGTCCTCCGTGTCGTGTATGACGCTGGGGGCGATGACCTCAAGTTGGCTATCACAGAAGTGAATGACAAGCGTGTGTTCATCCGACCATCACCAATGTACTTCTCACCCGTCACCACAGGTGACATTGCCGCTACAGCCGAAGTTGACTCACATACAGAACTCGACAACTTCCACAGCGGTGAAGTGGGTGGTCTTACTGCCTCACGCTTTGGTGCAATGTGGCAATCCTTTGGGGCACAAATCGCCAGCACTACAGCAGGTGACAACGATAAGGATGTGTTGTACTACAGTGGTACTCACGCCGCTCGTTTCACTCGTTCAGTGTTTGACCGTGTGCTTACAAGCACTGCTACGAGTATTGACCTCACATCAACTGATGCTAACATCCTCGTGCTTACACCGGGAGGTACATTTGCTGTCACAACAAGTGGTGCGTTCCCTGCTGGTTATGTCATTGAAATAAAGAATACTCACGGCTCTAACACTGGTACATTCGCTCTCACCAACTCAACCACTTCTGCCATCGGTGACACCGCCGACAGCGATGGTGGGTACGCTAAGTTCGTCTGTACAGTAAGCCATGCGACCAATCCAACCTTTGTTCGCTTAGTGTGAATAGGGCGATTCAAAATAGAAGAAGAAAAATTATTCTCAACTACTTTCACTGTTGTTTTTCTTAATTGCGGTATCTTGCCAATAGTGCCCACATTGCCTACACTGTAGCAACAGGAATCGCTCACGCTCATCATCAAGGTAGCGAGCCGATATGCGTCGTGCTATATGCCAATGGGCACAAGCCCTACACTTTACTTTCAACTTCTCTAAGAGTCGCCCCATCGAAACAAGCCTCACAAAAATCTCCATCAACGAGTACCGAAACCCATTCATCACAAAACATACAGAAGTACCTTTTCGTCATTGTGCTGGCCTTCGTGCTATAATATCGTCAATGCGTAGGATGGAGTTGGTGACTTCACTGGCACTCAATACTGCTTGACGAACAAGTTCGGCGGGTTCATACACACCGAGTTCCATCATATTACACACACCACCATTGTGTACATCGGGGCCAATCTCACGGTTCCCCTGTAGGATTTCGTGACGGATGGCGAGAACTGTATCAAGTGGGTCATGCCCAGCATTCTCGGCAATGGTAGCAGGGATGCACTCTAAGGCATCAGCAAAGCCTTCAATCGCCATCTGCGCCCTACCACCGATTTGAGCGGCGTGTTGGCGTAGATGGGATGACATACGAGCGTATGCGTTTCCACCACCAACAACAAAGTTGCCGTTCTTTAACACTAATGATACGACACCAAGAGCGTCATCGAAACCACGCTCAACTTCTTCAAGGGTGTGCGTAGTAGCACCCCTTAGCACGAGTGTTGCTTCATCGCTCTTGACATTGCCCTGTACGAAGAGATACCACACATCGTTGTGCCGTTGTCGTTCAACCGTACATTTGGTAGCAGTATCGACTTCCTCGGCTGTTTGATACACTGTAGCCCCTGTGACCTTGCTCAAAGAGCGTAGTGTTGACTCCGGTGTTCTGCGAGCAACCATGATGTTGTGCTTCTTGAGGTGGGCGCAAACATGGTCATTGACCGCATCACGGACAAAGACTACGCCACCCTTCGGCATTGCTTTCACAAGCAATTTAGCAGTTGAGATGAGGTTTGCCTTACCCGATGATTTGTACGATTGGAATGACTGTGCATCAAGTTGAACCTGTACATTGTCTTCACTCTTCTCGTTCTCAAGCCCAGTGTTTAGCAACACGATGTTGGAGTAAGTATCATCGCCCTCAAGCACATAGTCCTTGTTCACAATGGAGCCTTCGTACAGGTACGAGTCATCGAGTGAACCGCCGGGGAAGGACACGACCTTCACGCTTTCAGCATCGCCAGCCTTCTCGACAGCGGCTACACATAGTTCAGCGACGGCATCGAGCGAGTTCTCAAGTGCTTTACCTGTGATAGCAGTTTTAGCAACCGATACTAACACGGCTCGCTCATTGCTTGTGAGTGAAATGTTAGTACGAAGGTACTCAACAGCCATTTGTGATGCCTCGTGATAACCACGACAAATGACATTCGGGTGTAATCCCTTCTCAAACAGCATTTCGCTGTTTCCGAGTAGTTGACCTGCAAGAATGACTGTACTTGTAGTACCGTCATAGCATAGGTTCTCTTGTGTCTTCGCTACTTCAACAATCATCTTACCGCCGGGGTGCGATACATCAAGTTCACGCAAGATGGTAGCACCATCGTTTGTCACGATAACACCACCCCCGCCGTCAACCATCAGTTTGTCCATACCCATAGGTCCGAGAGTCGATTTGACGGTATCTGCTACCGTCTTTGCCGCTCGGATGTTGTGTATCTGTGCTTTGCTCTTTGTGCTTTCTATCTCCGTCATGTCTTCACCATTCCACTTCTATTTCGACCACATCACCAGTTTCCAAATGTCGTGATTTGATATATCCCTCACTCTTTCCGAATTGATATAGGTCGAATGTAAGTTGGGCATCGCTAAGGCAGTATTTGGCTACCTCATCGAATTTACCCGCTCTCCATGCTAAAGGCGCATCTTCGCTGTTCATTAACTTATTGTCCTCTAAAGTGGTCTTTGTTAGCATACCAAGAGTTGTTGATACCTTACCAACGGCTGTTGCCGCCTTTTGTACCAAGTGTTTTGTGTCTATGACAGCATCAGCCTTGCCGAGTATGTCACCCGCTGTCCAGCAATCGAGTGCATCACGAAGTACAGGCAAATCAAATCCCTTGATGTTATGACCGATGACAACACCACCGCCAGCCACATGCTTTGCTAAGTCCTCACCGAGTGTACGAGGATGGAGTTCTTTTACTGTGGCATCAATATCGAGCGATTTGTTGCAATACACCGTACCATCGTTGCCGTTCCATGTAGCGACCACTGTAGGCTCAAAGGAGGCGGTCTTATCCCACCCTCCGATTTCCCACGAGTAGTTGCCTGTTTCAATATCCAATGCCATTATGTCACTCATTTCTTCGCCGCCTTGTGTTGGTAGTAAATCCGCTTGCCTTGCTTGCGGCTGTTAAACATCTTGGAAGCATAATCTTTGAAATGCCTTTCTGCTGTACTCTTCGATACTCCGGTGTTTTCGGTGTACTTTGAGAGTACCGATTGCTTTCTGCGCCACTCACCACTGTGTCCTTCAATCTCATAGCCTACACAATCACTGTACGCTTTGAGCATTTGCTCAAGCAATTTGCCCTCTTTGGCCTTGTTTCCGTTCACTTCAACGGAGTCTTCAAGCCATGAGATAAGGTTTAGGAATAGGTCGTGTAAAATCTCATGAGCCATGTCAACATGTTCTTCTTTGATTTCCCATGACTCATCGAGCAGTGCCATGTGAAGGGAAATGATACCGAGGTAGTTCTCAATACCCGGTGTGAAGGATGCTACGATTTCCGACATAGCAGGGTTCATCTTAATGAGTTCTTTGTAAATGTCATCGGATGCTTGATACAACGCAGTGGTGTAATTTAAACCGGGTTTGAACATGTCCCACATGTAGTGTTGTACTATTTCTTCTCGCTCATCATCACTCATTTCACTCCACTGTAAAAATTCTATTTCAGCCAAGTTCAATAGGCGGTCACGAATGCGTTTATCAGTGCTTTTGAAGTAATCGTAAATATCATCCTTAGTCAAATCATTTTCTTCGGGTCTTCGCCAAAAGGTTGCAAGACGATTAGTGCTTACCTCTTGACGCATACCCATGTCCCAGTGCGCCCAGTACAGCAGTACACGCTGGAAGATACCTTTTGTTAGTACATAGTCCTTAACACCCTTTGGTGGGTATGTGGTAATCCATAATGATACTAAAGAATCACACTCAATTTTATTTCCCTTCATGTGCTTTACCAGTACATTGCTGTTGCTACCAACGGCATTACACGCTGTTTGTAGGTACAGTACAGTTTCTTGACTGTGTTTATTTGGAGTAAGTAGGATAGACCCCTCATCGAAGTTGATGGCCTTACGCCCTGCGAGTAAGCCGGGAACAGTTTCAAACTCTCCTGTGGGTTTATGGTTCTCATCAAGCACTGGATTAGTTGAGCCGATTAGACCTGCATCAGTTCCCGATGCAAATGCGTCATAAGGGACTTCGATATTTTCCATAACATCACTGATAAAGTTCCAAGCGATTGATTTACCAGTACGAGAAGGTTGAATCCAAAATACATGTACACGGGGGTCAAGGTGAGAGTCACCGGTAGGAATACGAACATAGGGTAGGGCGACTTGGCCTTGAATGAAAAAGAATGAAAGTAGTGCTGGTACTTCATTCATCATGGAGGTTTGCGAAAAGTGGTGTAAGTACCCCTCAAGAACGGGGAACTTTTGTACTGCTTTGTAATTTGAAATTTGTGTCATTATATCATCTCTTTTTTCTTTTAGTCTTTATATATCATCGTCGTACTTTTCTTTCTTGCTTAACGGGTTCTTCACTCGTAAGTATCTTGATGAGTAGTTTCCTTCTTACCTCACCCAAGCCTTTGATTTGCTTGAGTGATTCGGGGAAGCACATCTCTTCGATACTACCGCATGATTCGAGTAAGCGTTCGGCCACTTCACGACCAATACCCGGTACGGTCATTATCATGTCCAAGCGCAGGTCATTGCTTGCTACCCTTCGTATGCTTTGTGCGCCATGCTTGCTTGCTGGCTTATGCAACTTGTCATGTAATTTCACAATGAATTGAGATGCACTACTCACATCGGGGGTGAAAAATACTTGGCATTCAAAGTCGCTCATAATACGGGCGATAGTACCTGTCATTTCAGCCTGTACTCTTGAATAACTTACTTGCTTACCGTTGCGCTTCGCCATCGTGATGTACTTCTCAATGGAGCCGTGTATGACAAGGAAGAAACGCTCAAAGTTAGCATCCATGTTATCGAGTTGTCGCCATAGGTGACCGGAGTGGGATGATTGGAATAGGTCGGGAATACTCTTAGCCTCAACTAACGCACCACCGAGTAGGTAATCACCTACAACAAGGGTTTGTCTTACGACATTTAGGCCAGCCTTCTTCGCCTTACGCTCAATGGCTTCACACAGTGAGCCTCTTTCATTGCTGTCAATTATCAAATCCGGTTTCATCTGTATTCACCCCTATTATGAAAGCCACACTTTTCACTTTCATGAGCCTTCCAGTGACCACATTGTTTACCCTTTTTATTGATGTAAGTACACCTGTATTCATCGGGTGTAGGTATTTGTCGGCATGAGTGACAAATAAATTTGTACCCCTCCGGTTTGTCCTTCATCTTCTTAGATGGGGCTGATTTATTTCCACAGAATATACACACTGGTCTTGTCATTTTATTCGCCCCCTATGTCACCCGTTCCATCGTAGTATTTGCATTTACCTATGCAAAAACCTTCTTGAAAAAGTGTGGCACAAGTGGCGTGTGGATAACCAGCCATCACGATACTGCGTACCTGTTCTTCTGTTTTTTCTTTTTGATAATCCACCCAACCTTGACCGGAAATGATTCTTGAAATCATACCGACATGTTCTTCCTTTTCCTTCTCGGCTATACGCCAAGCGGGAAAGAACATACGAAGCCGGTCAGCCAAGTAGGAGGCAAGGTGGAACCTCGCCCTGTGAGTAGGATTGCCGCCACCCATAGCGGCCTGTGAAAGACATGGGAGCATGTGAATATCATCAAGTGATACTGTTGGTATTTCCACGGTTTTTATCTGTGTCATGTTAGCAAAACCACTCTTGACTATTGCTAACTCGATAGGAGTGCTACCCAACTGTACATAACCAGTGTGGGGTTCTTGTCCTATGTCCATCAAATCATCGTATGATGCATTCAAGATGAGTTCACTACTCAATGGTACACCCCACACTTCTCGCTTGGCGTTGTAAGAGTTAGGTATGCGTATCATACCGCTCGTATCGAACGCTACCGTAGGGTCATTGCATCGTAGCCCACCGAGTTTGCTCTCCCATTTGTTAATGAGCAACCTACCGGAGTGTTTTATGCGTGAAAGTTCATTACCGTTTTTAGGTTCAAGGGTCTTAGCCAAAGGAACCCATACATGGTAGCCGCCCCCACTAAACCAAATGTAGTGTAGCGTGTCTGTTTCACTTAAATAACTGTGAAGTTTCCTAACTTCCGCTTGCGGAACCTCAAAGGGAACATCCTTGCCCCTGCTCTTGAAGTCCTTACAATCGAAGTCCAATACGAAGTGGTGAATCCTCGGTGTGTTGTAGTCAACCCTGTGGTGTTTAGGTGCTTGTGTTTCATTGAAACCGTAAGCGGTAAAGTACACATTACCACTACCGTTCTTACCAGCCCAATACTGTTCAAGTTCGGCTGAACTACGGACAATACGCCGCCAGCCCCGTTCACCATTACTCGGCAATTCGAGTACCTCACGAGGGTAGTCAATGGGTACAAAAGGCACGCAATCACCGCTTTTCGTGCAGTAAAATCTCAAGGTCTTTTAACAAAGCGTCAATCAAATCATTGACTTTATTGACCCGTAGGTGTGATGGATGAATCGTATAGATTACATCCAGTGGGTGTTCAGTCGCTTCTTCTTCCGAGATACCAATGTACTCGCTCAACTTTGTTTGTCGCATTACTTGACGAGTAAACATCTTACGGTTGGGTAAACGCCCACCGCTTGTCTTGTGTACTTTCACTCTTATGTTGAAAGTACCCGTGTTATCGTTCAGCATTCGCTCTAAAATCATCATTGCTTCCATCATTTTTCATCTTCTCCATCTTTTTCTAATTTGTCCAAGAACTTATTTGCACCGGAACTTTCCAACCATTCTAAATCATCAGCCGGATTCCAATACTCGCAGTGTTCTTGATAACTGCACCACCCACATTTGAACTCGTTATTACCGGGGTCGGGTGGAAACTCCATGTTTAAGTGTGCTTCAAGTAGGCGCACCAAACCTTTCTCGATACTCTTGGAAGCGTGTCTGCCTCCTTTCTTTGAATCTTCATAAAACACTGTAGGGCCATCGCCACCGTTAATACCACCACCGGGGAACTCCCATCCCCAATGGGTGATAGGAAGGAACTCGTAGTGTGGGCTATGCTCAAGCATCATCTTGTAAAATTGCATCTCTTTACGCATGGCCGTGGGTTTGTTCTTGTTGTACTTCCCGGTCTTCAATTCCATAAGAGCGAAGCCGTCATCGTCAGCGAACAGCCCGTCAATGAAACCGTTCATGTGAATAGGAATGTGAACACCATCAACTTCAACGAAGCGTGTGGCCTGTATGTTTGCTTCAATAGCGACGGGTCGCCACTGCTCACCTTTGGTGACAACTAAGCGATTGAACTGCCATTTCATCCACTGTGTAATTTGCTCATCTTCACCGAACTCATACGGTTCGGGAGGGGATGGTATAGCACTGTTGAATAACTTTTCAGCCTCAAGTAAATCACCTTCATCAATTAACTTTAACACTGATTTTTCTTGTTCCTCGGTGAAGTTATCCCAAAACCACTCCATCATGTCGTGAACATTTAGCCCTCGTATATGGTGGTCAACTGTTTCTCCACGAATACCTAAGAACTTCTCAATGTAGTATTGCTGTGGACACCAGCCAAATGTACCATAACTTGACTTGGTGACTCGGAGGATGGTAGTATCGTCTTCATTTGGATTCCAAGCGTAGGTACTACTCTTGTACGAGTCAGCCTCCAATTGGTTGCCGGTAGCCTCAAGGTAATCGTCAATGCGTGGGCGACTATCATCACCAGTAGGATTCCATCTCATTCTTCCATCTCCATTTCAATTAACTTCTGCAAGTAAACAGCCAAGTCCATCGCTTCTTCCTGTGCGTGGATAAGCCACTCAAGGCGGGAGAGTGGTGCGGTTTCCATAGTGACCCCGTACTTGCTCTTGCCTACTTCTGCTCGCTGTGCAATCTTCTTGCATACTTCATCTTCGATTCTGCTCATTCTTCCTCACCTGTAATTTCCTTAATGATTCGTTCTGCTTCACATAACTTACAGTGGTGCTTGCTTTCAAATTCGGGCCTGTGTATCATTGGTTTTATGCACTTCATCTTCTTCACCATTCCCTCAATACTCGCTTCGCAGTGAGTCGTTCTAAATCCCATTCAAGTGTTTCGTACACCGTCTTGAGTTTCTTTGTCACCATCTTTTCAACACATGTTGACCAATCAATTTCATACTCATCTAACTCCGATGCATCATCATAGGCAATCACATTACATTGTGGTTGACCTTCGGGTACACCATTGATGAACACCCACTTGATGCTATCACCTTTGTTAAAATCAGTGTTATTGTACTTGTTTGAATATCTTGCCGCCTTAGCCGTGTTGGGTACTACCTTGTCGTACTCGTGGAGTTTCTTTGAGATACGACCGTAGGCGGTCACATCAGCCAATGCGCCACCACCATACACGGCCTTGACCATAGGGCGTACAGCATCGAAGACTTCACCTTCATCAGCACCACTGCAAATGAGATTGAATGTTTCTTTCTGTACACGCTTGGTGAATGGGGTTGCGCTTGATGCTTTCATAGCGAAACCAGTCACCTTCATGCTACCTGCTTCTTCAACAGGCCATGACTTCACACCAAAGTTTCTGTTCTTGATGCCAGCAGTGAACCAGTATGGGAAGAAAGCCTCCAACTCAACATCGAGGTATTTCAGTCCCATTTCATCTTGAGCAATGTCGGTGAGTTTCTGTGCCACCTCTTCTGCTTCATCAAATGGCACTTGAATGTAGCACGAGTCAGTATGACCTGCAAGGCCACGGTAGCCCATTTCTTCGCTCTTGTCCACCAGCATACTGATGGACTCACGACCGAGGTAGGTGATGCACTGTGCGATAGCATAACTGCTCCACTGTCCACCAACCTTCTTGCTCCCTGTCATACCATAGATGGCGTTGACGGCGACCTTAACGGCCATTTGAAGCATGTTGTAGCCCAGTTTGGTATCGGGGTCATCAGCCTCACGCATGAGGCGTTTGTACTCCTTACGGAGAGCGAGCATTTGCTTGACTACTGATGGAAGTATGCCTTCTTCATCTTGCTTCCAGTGGAAAGTACCACCGGTTCCGGGGATGAAGTTGCCGTTCTTGTCAGCCTTTGGTGGTACTTTCAGTGTGAGAATACCTTCGCCCGGTTCGTCAACCAATGTAGTCCAACATAGGTTGGCGGAGAGTATGATGTTAGGGTACAGGGATGCGAAATCGACCAATGCAACATTCTCATGTCGGCCCGGTACGGGTGGCATCACCCATGCCGCCTGTAGTTCGGGGCGGTCTTGGAGGTATGATGAAGGTGCTTTGAGGTCAGTGCGCCGACCAATCAACCCTCGGAAGTATCGGGTGACCTTGTGTGTACTACCGAATGACACACCAGCCAATTGTTGCATGGCTATGTGATAGGAGATACAATTCAACTTCTCATCACAGTCACGCAACAGTGTGGTATCGACCAAACAGTAGTCAACGAAATCATCGTAGTAGTCCTTCCATCCATTGAAGACAGTCATACCTTCTATGTCGTTGGTTAGTTTACCACTGAAACCAAGTTCAGTAGCGAACCAATCCAACTTACGGGATTGTGCTTGACCCTTACCGGACTTCTGCCATATACCCTCAAAGCCACTACCATCAGTCCACTGCGCCGCAGTGTCAAAGATGAGTCGGCCCTTGATAGGTTGTGCCGTAGTACGGTATGCGCCCGTCTTCTTGCTGGGTGCAATCACCCTACGGACAGGTGATAGGCGGTCCCGTTCAGCACCCAGTTGTTCGTACAAGTGAGGTAAGTCAGCCCAAGCGATAGCGTGAGCCACCAGCATGTCGGGGTTGCATTCCTCAAGGTAGGTCAAGAAGCCATCGTGCATCTCATCCATGTTAGCGTAGGTACGCAACTCGTAGCCTTCGTAGCGGTCAATCCACTCGGTCTTCCGTATTGTGTCACGAATAGATTCCTCACTCCAAGCAAACACTACAGGGTGGTCACTGAATGTATCGGACACAGCCATGACAGTAGTGGACTGGTCTTCTGTGTCCCACTCAAGGTCAAAGTACCATATCCGAGGTTTGAACTCCGGTAGTTTGTCGGGGTAATTTGTGAGCAACACTTGGTCAAGGTAGTTGAGGTCAGCCTCGTATGTCCACTTACCACACTTCTCTTTGACTTCCCACAACTGATTTGGGTGGCGTACTGTCACCTTCATCAGTGGCTTGTTGTCAAGCCCTGTTGCTGTAATGTCCTTGTGTACAGTAGCCCTGTGCGCCCTAAGACGATTCATCACATACTGTGGTGCGGCTTGCGCTACCCAAAAGAAAGGCTCAACATAGTCTTCATCGCCCTTCATGATGTATCGTTCATGTAGTACCCCATCAGCCCCACGGGTGCGCTCATAGAGAACAGGAGGGTCGTATGGGTCATCGGTGAACCAATCAATAATCATCAGTCGTCACCTACATTTACGACTACCAACAGTGTTGCTGTCTGTTCAAAGATAACACGAGTGTTGTTGCCCATGTGCATACGAGTGACACCATCATCAAGGTAATTCAACGAAGCAGGTAGGCTGTCCGTGAACATGGATTGTATAGTGGTCGCAGGGCCATCAGTGTCCGACACAGGTAGCGTGGTGAACAAGCGACCAGTGGATGCTTTACCACCCACTATACCCATCTCTCCCTCACCGCAGTGAATACGCAACTTGAAGTCTGTATCTTTACCGAGAAGTCCACGCATGTTTGCGAATGAAAGTAAGTCCTTTGTCATCATAGTGGCATGGGTGCTAAGTCGGTCTGTGCCAAACTCACTCCACCCACCTTCCTGTGATTCTGCCAATAGACCACGAATGTACACACACTTACTTGCCGACTCAATATCATCAGTGCTTGGTAGTTGCAACTTGTTTCCCCCTGCATCTATGTGTAGTGGTTTGTGAGTGTCAATTTGTCTAAGTGTGATTGTATCTTCTTTGGTCGCCTTGATGAACTTGATTGCTTTCTCAAGGTCAGCAATGTGTAGCGCACCGTCTTCTGCATACGGGTTTGGTGATACGAAATACTTTCGCAAGTAAAAGGATGCATAGGCAACCTCGACAATAAGCCGAGTACCCGACACCTCAATCCGCAAGTCCGGTAGCCCTTTCGTAAATACCGAAAGGAACGATAGGAACTCGCTTTTATTCACTGTAATCTTAGTCATAATATCACCTCATAGTGTGGTAGGATAAAGGGTTGGAGGGGAAACACAGGAAACGAAGCCATCGAACCGAAAAGACCCCCGTTGTACGGTGTGATACTGTCCCTTTTTTACTGTACAAACCTACCTCACTGGGAGTATCAAAGCGTACCGTCATACAAGTCCGGTAGTCCATGCCATGTGTAATCGCTGTCGGGTCTTGTCACGAAGACAGTCCGAGATTGATTCACAAGATTTGGATTCGTCTTGCACTTGGTATATGTTGCTGTGAAAGTTGTCTTTTCCAATTCACCGTCATCGTCATGATGTTGGGTTTCTTGCATGTGAATGATGGTGGGCAGGTAGCCGTTCATCTTCTTCTCCCATGCTGGCTTCCACTCATCGACAGGGCCACTCTTGTAAGAGAAGTTAGCGATGGTCATGTGGGTTTCCCAAAAGACACGGACACCAAGCCGAACAAGGTCACGGCTCAATCGAGTGAGTTGGTGGAAGCGAGCATTACGCATACCCCACGCTGTCTGTGACTTGATTTTCTCCATACCGCCACCACTGTAATCTGCTGATTGGATGGAGTCTTTCGCCATACCCAAGTCAACGATACGCATGTTGTGGTTGCATATTTCAAGCCATGAATCAATACCACTTAGGAGTACACCCCAAATCGGCTTGCCGCTTTCAGCCTCGTGAATGAGGTAGCGCATGATTTTCATAATGCGCTCGTGTGTAGCGGGGTAGTCGTGTGCTGTACGGTCGTGACCCATCTGCCACGGATTCCATGACTTGATATTTTCATTCTTGTACACCGATGAGTTGAGCATGACTCCACCACCGTCGAAGTCCACCAGTTCTAAGGTAGCGTCTTCCGGCTTAGTGTCATCCTTCACGAAGGCATCGAGAACAATAGCCGACTTACATGTGCCGTCGTGTCCCATGATACCGATGAGTTGGTGAGTCTTCATAATGTGAGTGCGGGCCGCATCTTCGGCTCGCATTTCAGCGAAGGGGTCGCCCATGAAAGGCTTCTTAACCTCCACCGGCTCAACTACTCCATCCTTAATTTTCTTCTGCGCTTCTGCTGTTTGTCCAAAACCTGCCATACATAATCACCTCATTCAAATTGACTTGTCCCTGTATCTCCACCAGTTGCTCGCTTTCGGCAACGGCGTGGGTCAGCGTAAATTCCCATCACGCTAATCTTGGGAGTGAGTAGTCCGTCACGGTCTTTCATACCCAAACGGCCAAAGACATAGACTGTGGACTTTTCAGCGTAGTCGAAGGCATCATCGCCCCAACCGCTTGTGAACGGGTCACACATCACACCGACAGCACCAGCAATCCAACAATCAATGTCACCAACGATGGTGCTTGAAAGTGTCATGTTGTAGTTGAACCCTTCCGGGTCGTACTCGCTATCACGAGGTTCTGTACTCATGCGATTGACCGTACCCTTAGTGACAACAAGAGGACCGAAGGTGACCTGTCGGCCTCCAATCTCGGTGCGTTCCTTCTTGCTCTCAAAGGCTTCTTCAAGCCCATCAATAGGAGTGAAGAGTTCATGGTCAGCCATAGTCCAATAATTGGCTGGCTTCAAGAGTGACCGGAACTGTTCGGGTAGGAACTCATCAGTGTAGTTCGGTGAGAAGTCATCGTATGTACCGAGAACAGTCTTGAAGTATTCATTCTTGATGCTCTCACGAGGTGGAACAACTGAAATCTTACATGGCCTACCAATGTCAAGCGACATGTCAGCGTTCTCATTGGTCAAGTCAACCTTCCACAGTGAAACAGCGTTGTTGTTCACGAAGTTTCCTTCTTCCCCACCGAGGAAGTATGCGTATCGACCCATGCGAGTTTGAGGTGATGGAAGACCCTTGCGAGTCACCAAACACAACCACTCGTCACCATTCTTGATTCCATGTGGTGGGTCTTCACTTGAACTGTTTGTGAGTGTTGTAAGCCCTTCTTTGTTGTGAATGGCCCATACATCACCCTGCTTCTCAAACAACCCTATACGACCCGTACCAATAGCCTCGGCAGGGTCTTTGTTGTACAGTGCTACATTCGAGCGCACGATATTTGTCAATCGGTCTTTCTTTCGGTCAGCAACGCCAACGAAGGAACCAACCCATGTGTTGGTGTTGGTGTTGCCACCAGTTTGCTTTCGTGTTTGTACGAAGATTTGCTCGGCCCAGTCGATGAGGATTTCCTCATCTGTTTCAGTGCTAATGTCTTCAACGCCATATTCTTTGGCGATGTAAGCGAGATATTCCTTCTTAACATCTAACGCCTGTTTGTTCGTTCGTTCTGCGTAGGCAACGATTCGTTGCGCTACACCCGGCGGGAGGACTTGTTCTGTAGTTGCCTCCGCAAATCCGTTGCTTGCTTCTTCTTCCATGTATTCATCTTGTTCATTCCAACTCATGTTTTCACCTCTATTTGTTTTTTCAATCTTGCCACCAACACATCAACGAAAGCCTCGTCGCTTCCCGGCCACTCGTGTACCTTCTCCATCATGCCGCCCCATACCTCAAGTATGGTAAACGCCACATCGGGCGAGGTATCGAAGTGTCCTCGGACAGTTCGGTGGAAAGTGTTCATCATAGCCAGCCTGTTGCCGACCCGATATAAGGAATCCATCAGCGACTCTCGTGTATCGAGCCAACTGTTGGACAGTGTGAAGTTCATCCAGTCATCATTATCGGATGCCTCGGATGGGGAGGAAAGTGAATCGGGAGTCCTCGGTAGGCTCTCCAAGTAATTGACCGCTGAACGCAGGTCACCAGCGTGTTGTTCAACAACAGCCTCGTAGTGCTGTGTCCACTCGCTGGGCGCA